TTCTTTGCAGGCATTAGAATGGGACGAAATTTCCAATTCATTTACTTGGTCGGGCGTGTCGCCAACGCTTGACTGGGCACGTGCAACAATTATCACTTAACAAGGAGACAACCTATGGCAAACCCAACCAATCCCTTTTCATGGCAAATGCCGACGGCGAGTGACCTTGTCACGGACTTGCCCGCAGATTTTGAAACATTTGGACAAGCCGTTGCAACGTCAATGGCTGATTTGCTTGGCGGCACGTCGGGTCAGATTCTTTCAAAGGCTTCAAACACTGACATGGATTTCACATGGATTACCAATGACGTTGGTGACATTACTGCCGTAACTGCTGGCACTGGTATTTCAGGCGGCGGCACATCAGGTGCGGTCACAGTTACAAATTCAATGGCGACTGCAATTGACGCAAAAGGCGATCTAATAGCGGGAACGGGTGCAGACGCATTCAGTAAATTGACCGTTGGCACAGATAACAATTTCCTTCAGGCAGCAAGCGGTGAAGCAACTGGACTGCAATGGGGTGGCGCATACACCGCTTACACGACAACAACGACAAACATTTCACTTGGTAATGGAACGTTAACTTCGCGTTATTTGCGTGTTGGTAAAATGTGCCACGTCGAAATTCAACTAATTTTTGGCACAACCACCTCATTTACGGGTTCACTTCCGCGTTTTACTTTACCGTTTAACGCAGGAGTAATAGGCAATTATCACTATGTTGCTAACACTACGTTGCAGGAATCAGGCGTTGCGAACAACATGGGAGCAGCAGTATTTATTGACCTAAATACAATTGGTGCATTGGCATTGGTAACATCAGGAACATACATGTCAAGCACAGAAGTTTCTGCCACAGTGCCTTTCACTTGGGGAAACCTTGACAGAATTTCAATTTCTCACATTTACGAGGTGGCATAATGTTCACATTTAATCCGTTATTTCCAGAAGCAACAGATGAACAAAAATGGAAGCAAATTAGAAATTGGCGAAATGCTGAATTAGCCAAATCAGATTGGACAATGCACACAGACGCACCCACTGACAAAGTTGCGTGGGCTGCTTATCGCCAAGCACTGCGCAATTTACCAGCGCAGGGCGGTTTAGCGGACGACGCAGAATTTCCAATTGCGCCATGACTTACCCTGACGGCACAAATGCACGGTTGATCGAAGTTGCAGCCGCTGAAATCGGCACGATTGAAGAAGGCGACAACCTGACAAAGTACGGCAAATTCACAAAGGCAGACGGTTTGCCGTGGTGCGGTTCGTTTGTCAACTGGTGTGCAGCGCAAGCCGGTGTCAAGATTCATTCAGTTGTCGGCACGGCGCAAGGCGCACATAAATTCAAAGAAATTCAACGCTGGTCAGGTATGCCGCAATTGGGTTATTTAGCCTTTATGGATTTTCCGCATGACGGGGTTGACCGCATTTCACACATTGGCATTGTCGTCGGACTAATTGACAAAAAGACTTGCTTAACAATTGAAGGCAATACCAGCGGAACAGGCGATCAACGCAACGGTGGCATGGTTATGGTAAAAGTTCGGTCATACGGTGAAGGCAAGGAAATTGTCGGTTTTGGTATTCCAAAGTTTGTTCCCTATACGGGAGAATTTCCAACGGTTACAGTTCCAACTTCGGGAGACAAACCAAAGAAAGAGGCAAAAAAATGGACAAAGCCAAAGCCCTAGCAGCGTCGTGGGCGCGCTCATTTATGGCAGCAGCCCTTGCGTTATACATGGCGGGAGTGACCGACCCTAAGACACTAGCAATGGCAGGTGTTGCAGCGGTTGCACCAGTGATTCTGCGCTGGTTAAACCCGCAGGATAAGAGTTTCGGGTTAACGGGGAAGTAGCCCGAAAACTAGCGGCGGCAGGGTTGGTTTGGGCACTTGCACTAACCCTGTCCGCTTGCGGTTATCAAGGCTGGGTGCGTTATGAGTGCCAAGAATACGAAAACTGGTCGAAACCAGAATGCAAGAAACCGCAATGCGTCCCCACTGGAACGTGTACTGACGACATACTTGGATTCTCAACACGAGAAACCCGCACGCCGTAGAACACCAGAGGACGTACACGCCCAACTGATTTTGATAATTGGTTCAACACTTGCAGCAGTGTTTTTGGTCGTAACAGTGGGCATAACTTATGCGCTTATTTTTGTCACCCAACCCATTGGAGCGCAAGCACCTAATGATGCAGCCTTTATTGATTTATTAAAAACGTTGGCAATTTTTTTGACTGGTTCATTGGGCGGCGTACTTGCTGGAAACGGACTAAAATCCAAGCCAAAGCCGTTAGACACGCCGACAAACACGCAAGGTTCTTGACCGCGCGCCAATCATGCGTCACCCTGAGTTCAGGTGGTAGTCCTACCGCCTAGAATCGGGAGAATTCAAAAATGGTACTTGATCTATTAGACCCAGAAACATTGGGTCGTTTGGTGTTAATCATAATCCTTATGGTGCTTGGGGCTGCGGTTGGCTACGCAAAAGGCTTCAAAGAAGGCAAGCGTGAAGGCATGGCACGCCGTAAAGCAATGGTTCGCCATTTGAGCAATAAGGCGGTTAACTAATGGGGTTCTTGGATAACTACGAGGCTTCACGCGAAAGACTGGAACGCTGGTTGAAAACATACCCAACAGGGCGCATTGAAACTCGCATTGTGGAATTTAGTGCTGAAAAAGGGTACGTTTTAATTGAAGCAAAAGCGTTTCGAAATGATACGGATTTACACCCAGCGGGCATTGATTTTGCTTATGGCTATCAGGGTGCATATCAGCCCAACATGCGTCGTTGGTTTGTAGAAGATTCGACGACTTCAGCAATTATGCGGGTTCAACAACTTGTCATGGGCGGTGCGGAAAGAAGCACCCGTGAAATCATGGAACAGGTTGAAAAGACACCAGCCAAAATTGCAAACACAGATTCGACCGACTACTGGACGACCAAGTTTGGTGACGTTCCGAGTTACAAAACCGCGGCTGAAGCGGAACAATCTGGAATTCCTTCACTGGGGTCATCAATGGACGAAATTGCCAAACAACTAGGCGGTGAATTGGTCAAGGAAGCGCCGCAATGCAGTCATGGTCACATGATTTGGAAGCAATCACACGACGGCGCACCAAAGACATGGGGTGGTTACTTTTGCACCGAAAAGACTAAGGCGACCCAATGCACGCCGCGTTGGTACGTTTTACGCTCAACAGGAAAATGGGAGCCGCAGGTATGAGCGATTACGTTGAAATAATCTATCCACAAAGCATGACGGCAAAACTCATGCGCAATGGTGAAGTTATTGCTGAATACAAAGTTGCACAATGCGACGGGTGTGCGCTGGTGGTCAAGATTGACGCGTTTGGTTACAAAATCGGTCAGGGCGGCGAAAAACTTGCTTGGCTTTGTGGGGGTTGCCGGTGAAAATGACATTGACACGGGCTGAAGAATTTGTGTGCCATAAGGCTGCATTGGAATTGGCAAAGGACAACAACGACTATTGGCAAACCCGTGAAGGCGGGTATTCAATGGACAAGTCTTTTCACGATTTAATTGCCCAAGACGCACAAAGCATTGGCAGTGAGTGGGTTGTTGCAAAGTACCTTGATTTACCTTTCAACCCTTACGAGAACAAATACAAAGTAAAAGCCGACGTTGGCAGTCATTTTGAAGTGCGTTGGACAAAGTATGTTGCCGGTCATTTAGTGGTTCACGAATACGATCGACCTAATGACGTGGCAATTCTGGTGACTGGTGAATCTCCAAACTATTTCATTGCAGGTTGGATACCCATTGCAATGGCAAAGCGTCCGAAGTACCGTCATTCAAAGCAACCGAATTGGTGGGTGACGCAAATCAATCTTCAGCCGATCGAGAATTTAAGGAAATCCAACTATGGAAACAATCCAGTTTGAATGCCGGAAATGCAAGAAAATCACCAAGCAACTCATTCACAAAATAACGGACAACCTTCCCAATGGTGTGGAAGTAATCCAATGTACGAAGTGCGAAGTCATGGGGGTTGCACAAATTGGGAGTTCCAATGCCGACGTATGAGTTTGAATGCACGGTGTGCAAAATCCGTGTTGAAATGGATAAGTCAATCCATGACGAAAGCCAACCAATCTGTTGCGGACAAAAAATGAGCCGCAGGTACTCAACCTTTGGGATTTCATTTAAGGGTAAAGGTTGGGGTCATCAATGAGTTATCCACAGAAGTTATGCACAGGTGCAAAAACCCTGTGGGACACGCCCAACGCCATGCGTGAAGTTATTAAACACTTGACTTCATACTGTACGCTTGACGCATACAACAAACACCCCGATTTTAGGGATTTTGACAAGAATAAAGTTCTTTCAAATAATCTTGAAAAGAAAAAGATAAATAAAAAAAGACTTCAAAGGTTGTTGTTAATCGCTAGCCTAATCGCACCGATAGGGGCAAACTCTGCTTCAGCGACTAATTATTCAATAGATCACTTGAAACTCTACGCTCACAGTCGTTTGCTGGATTATCGTGAGTTCCAGTGTTTGAACCGAATTATCACAAAGGAAAGTCGTTGGTCATACACTGCCCGTAACGGGTCGCACTGGGGGTTGGGTCAGATGAGATCGAAGCATTACGGAACACTTGACCCATTCAGACAGATAGACGCAACAATAAAATACATAACAATTCGTTACCAAACGCCATGCAAGGCTTGGGCATTTCATCAGGAAAGGAACTATTACTAATGGCAAGTGCATTGCGGGACACAGGCAGCACTGCACGTTGGCGCAAGATTCGTCAGCGGATTCTGGAACGCGACCAGATGACGTGCCAAGCGTGCGGAATGGAAGGCAATACGGTCGATCACATAGTCCCAAGAAGTCTTGGGGGTGGAGATGACGAGTTCAACCTTCAATGTTTGTGTTACAAGTGCAATAGTGCCAAAGGCGGCATAAACCGCTTAAATGGCAAAAATGCGGATAAGGGGGGTTTTTTTAGCAGCGTTCCGACAC